CTTCAGTTAAAGCCTGAAACGCTTACTGATAACATTGAAGCAGACAAATTGTTACGTGATACAATGGAGATGTTCGGCGTATCGATGGATAAGCTTACTCCTGAACGTGATAGAGATATCATCAAAGAGCAACGAGAACAGATTCAACAATTACAGCAGCAGATGGCTCTAGCAGAGCAGGCAGCACAAACAGATATAGCAGGTAATCAAGCGGCAGAAGGGGCGGCTTAAATATGAAAATACTATTAGAGTATGACGAAGCAAACTCAAGGATTTTAGATGGCAATGGGATAATGATAGCGCGAGCTGATCCTGATCTCACACGTATCATTGCCTGCGATCCTGATGTCCGATCATTAACTATTGATGAATACGTTACATTGCGTAATAGCGGTATGTTTGAAGAAGAAATGATCGACCTCCTTAAAAAAGGAGTTATTGCATAGTGAAAGCAATCATCAGAACAGAGATTAACTGTGGTGAGTGTGGATCACTCATGCAGTACCACAAAGAAAGTACAGTGGTGCGGTGTAATCAACTGAAGTGCAAACAACGTCATGTTGATTATCTAGCGCCTAGTATCGATCTAATCAAAGCTAATGAACCGGAGAAGAAGAAACGTGGACGCCCAGCAGCTCAAGCGTGATTATCAACAGACGTTTGAGACTGAAAGCGGTAAGCGGGTGTTAGAAGATATACTTGCTTACTGCCACGTTCTTGAGCCTCTCAATGGCACAATAGATACGAATTCAATTGTGCTTCGTGAAGGTCGCCGGGATGTTGCTTTAACCGTCTTGCAAAAACTTCACTGGAATGAACGTAATTTTATAAACAGTATCGAAGGGGATGCTAAATGAAAATGAAAGACAATGTAGAGCCTATTAATTTAAAGGCAGCAGCTAATGGAGTCATTATTACCACGGATGCTCCTGGCCATTGTGCAATCAGCCAGTCCAACATTCACATCTTTACTGATATGGATGAGATGGTTGAGTTTTTAGAAGAATACTTTACTGGGAAGGTGGATAGATAATGAAACCTTTTAATTATGTACTGATGGAAGATGAGCCTGGAGCGGCTGGCGGTGGTGAAGAAACAGTAACTACCACCACCACGACCGGCGACGATGGCAACTGGTACGACACTCTGCCTCAGGATATGCGAGAAGATCAAAACATCACCAAGTTTGATTCCATGGAGGCCATGGGTAAGTCATGGCTGAATGCTCAGCGTCTGATCGGTGCTGACAAGATCCCAATGCCGCAGACAGATGAGGACTGGGGTAATACATTTAACCGTCTTGGTCGGCCTGAAGAGGCTAGCGGCTACACTCTTGCCGCTCCTGAAGGTGTTCAAGTTAATGAGGAGGCTCAATCAAAGTTTCTGGAGATGGCTCACAAAGTCGGTCTTAGCCAGAAGCAAGTCCAGGATATTGCTGATTGGGATGTAGCTGAGAAGTCGGCAGCTACTGAGGCTCATGACAGCGCTACTGAGTCAGCTACCAATGAAGCTATCAACGGACTCAAGACTGAGTGGGGCGCTGCGTTTGATCAAAATGTGGGGATTGCTAACCGGGCTATTAATGAATTCGTTAATGAAACTGAGTTATCGTTCCTCCAGGACAACTCTATCGATGGCGTGAAGCTGGCTGATCATCCAGTGATGGTTAAGTTCTTCGCCAATGTCGGGAAAGGCATGATGGAGAGCGGCAAGCTTGAGGGTGTTGGTAGTGAGCAGGCCATGACTCCAACTGAGATGCAAGAAAAGGCAAATACTCTCATGTCAAACAAGGCATATACAGATAACCGTCATCCCGAACACAAGCAACTTGTTCGCCAAGTAACACAGCTGTTTGAACAGATGGCTACAGGTTAGTTGAACTAAAGTATTATATTGTTATACTGTAACAAGTAGCAGAGAGGGTAAGGGAACCCTCAAGTGTCTATTAGTAGATACTGGCATTTCAACCGAGCCGCTGTCTTTGCACCCAGCCTGCTACTTATCCGAAAACCCCTCTGCGGGCCGGAACCTAATTAGATATTTCTAGTGTAGGGACCGGATTATCCGACAACTCCAAAGCTAGGCAAAACTTAAATTGTTTATTTTGGAGACTAATTATGTCTTTTCAAATCACTACAGCCTTCGTGAATCAATTCGGTGCTAACATCGATTTGCTTTCACAGCAGAAGGACTCCCGTTTCATGGGTAAGGTTCGTATGGAATCTCAGACCGGTGAAATTGGATTTTATGAACAGATCGGTGCAACCGCTGCCGTTGAACGGACTTCTCGTCACGGTGATACTCCGCGTGTAGATACTCCCCATGCTCGTCGTTCGGTCACAATGCAAACGTTTGAGTGGGCTGACCTGATTGACCAGGCTGACCGTGTGCGTTTGCTGATTGATCCGACCTCTTCTTATGCCAAGTCTGCAATGATGGCTATGAACCGTAGCCGTGATGACATTATGATCGAGGCAGCTCTCGGTACTGCTAAGACTGGCAAAAATGGTACGACTAACGTTGTACTGCCTGCATCTCAGAAGGTTGCAGCAGCTGCTACAGGTCTGACTATCGCTAAGCTGCGTGCAGCATCTCAGATCATCAACGCAAATGACGTTGATCCTGATATCCGCCGTTACATGGCTATCACTGCTCAGCAGCTTGATGACCTATTGGCCACCACTGAAATCACAAGTTCTGACTTCAACACTGTCAAGGCTTTGGTTGAGGGTAAAGTCAACGAGTTCATGGGCTTCACGTTCTTGCGTTCTGAGCGTCTAACCTTGGACAGCAACTCTGATCGTCAGATTATCGCATGGGCCGAGGATGGCATCTTGCTGGCTCAAGGCTCCAACAACATCACCCGTATCACTGAGCGAGATGACAAATCATACTCCACACAGGTATTCCGTAGTGAAGACTTCGGTGCAACCCGTATGGAAGAAGATAAAGTTGTTGAAATCGCTTGTGTCGAAGTATAACAGGAGTCTAAACCATGGCTATTGTAAATCTTAACGGCTCTCTAATCATGACAGGTCTGGTTGCAGATCCTATCGATTTGGGCGCTCCTGGTATCGGTAACGGTGCTGTTCGTTCGTGGACTGAGACAGTCGAAGTTGGCGCTGCTGACTCTGACACCTCTACCTATCTGGTTGCACGTATGCCTTCTAATGCTCGCATTCTTGGTAGCTCACGCTTTGAGTCTGATGACTTGGCCTCCGCTGGCGCTCCCACTATGGACATCGGCGTATTTAACCTGCCAGGAGAAACCCGAATTACGGATGATCCTGATGCGATCAATGATGGTCTCGACGTAGCAACAGTAACCGATGTTCAGTTCGTCAAGGATATTGCCAATTACGGCTTACGTCTCTGGGAATATGTAGCGTCTCAAACTGTTGACCCACTGGGCGATTTAGATATTAAACTCTCACTGGTAGATGCTGACGTTAACGTCGGTGGTACTGTGACAGTAACTATCTATTACACGCTCGATTAAGGACTTGCGGCCCTTCCCGCAGGCTAACCGGTAAAACGGTATGAGGGGGCTTAATGGCCCTCTCTTTTTAGGAGGTGACTTATCGCTTCAGAAGTAGATATTTGTAACATGGCCCTTGCTGAGATAGGCGAGGACACAATCATAGCCCTTACTGAGGATTCTAAGGCAGGGCGGCTATGTAATCTCTTATTTGATGACACACGCGATGCAGTTTTGAGAGAGCACCCGTGGAACTTCGCTATTAAGCGCGCGGAACTTGCTCGCCTAACAACTGACCCTATCTTTGAGTTTGACGCTCAATTCCAATTGCCTTCTGATAATCTGCGTATAATTAAAACTGATGACGATTTATCATCTTTCCGGATTGAAGGAGATAAGCTCTTAGTTAATTCCGATTCTGTGAAGATCATATATATTTCTCGAATCACTGATACAGCAAGATTCGATTCTTTGTTTACAGAAACTTTAAGTAAGAAGATAGCGTCTCGCCTGTCATTTAATCTATCAGACAATAACGCTTTATCTCAGTTTATGGAGCAGCAGTACAGAGATAAGGTTAAGCAGGCTCGTTCTATGGATGGACAGGAAGGAATCCCAAGAGTTATCGAAGCTGACACCTGGCTTAATACAAGGATCTGATGGATGCCTAAAGCAGCAGCGATACAAACGAACTTTACAGCCGGGGAACTATCCCCCAGGCTTGAGGGTCGTGTAGACATATCAAAGTATTTCAATGGTGTTCGTACTCTCAAGGATATGATTATCCATCCTCACGGTGGTACAACTCGCCGCGGTGGTACTCTGCATATCTCTAACGCCAAGGTCGGCACCAAGAAAATCCGGTTAATCCCATTCCAATTCTCTGTTACCCAAGCGTATATGTTGGAGTTTGGCGAAAACTATATTAGATTTTATCGAGATAACTTTCTAATCGGTGGTGGTGGGTTCGGTAGTGGATTTTCTTCTGGATTTGCTGGCACTGGCGCCATTGTTGAAGTGACTACCACGTATCTGGAATCAGAGCTATTTGAAATTCAATTCGCTCAAACTGCTGACCTTCTCTATATCGTTCATCCAAATCATAAGCCAGCTATACTATCCAGAACTGCCGTCGACTCGTTCAACTTGGCCGATGAAGATTTTATTAATGGCCCCTGGTTGGATGAGAATGTATCTACTACAACGCTCACACCAAGCGCTACAACCGGGACTGTAACACTCACGGCATCAGCGGCAACCTTTGTATCCACTGACGTTGGGCGTCTTGTGCGCATAGATGAAGGATCAGATTTTGGATGGGCTGAAATCACAATATTTACCTCCACAACTGTAGTGACTGCATCAGTTAAAGATGATTTTGTTTCCGTAACGCCTCAAGAAACTTTCAGGCTCGGCGCGTTTAGTGATACAACAGGTTTTGCCTCAACAGTATCATTCTTTGAAGATCGGATTGTATATGCAGCAACGCCTCTAAATCCTCAGACCTTATGGGGTTCTCAGTCGGGACTTTATAACGACTTCGGTATAGGCGTGTTAGATTCAGATGCTTACATTTATACAATTGCATCC